GTATTATATCCTTTGGTCCCCAATGTAGTAGGAATAGTACCAGTCAAAGCAGCGGTCAACTGAGCAACATTGACTGCATCATCCGCTTCTTCTCCTGCTGCGATATTGCTGAGAACTTTAGTTCTCCCTTCCCACTTATCCTCTTCATTCAATACGATTGCATTATCACGCAAGTCAATTGCTTCTTGGGTCAAATAAAACAATTGCTTGGCATCGGTATTCAGGATGCCTGCTGTAATGTTTGTGGAGTTGGTGTAATTGATGTAACGATCATCACTTTTGGTAAAACGAGCAATCTTTATTACTGCATTTGCTGCTGGAATATATCCTGCTTGGAATGTGATAGTTTCATTAATAACGCTTACTGTATATGCAACATTAACGGTCTGTAGGTTGTTATCTACATACACTCTAAGTTGACTGGCGTATGTAACCAGATCGTCATCTAATAGATCAATATTGGCAAATGAATAAATTGCCAACGATCCATTGCCTGTATATGTAACAGAGGATAGTGCCATTTAGTTTCCTTTATAAAAGAAGTAAATATATTTCAAGTGGAAGAATTTCTCAACTAGAGAAATCTATTTAATAACCCATCTTACGCAATCTTTCTTGTGATTTTTCCCAGCGGTAGAACCTTGGATCTGTCTCCGGTGCGGGTGCTAATCCCCAGTTCTTCAATGCAGCATTCATCTGCCATGCACGAACACCGGGTACAAATCCCCATACTCCTCTAGGATACTTAAACCATTTCTCATAATTATCAATGTATGGATTTGAACTGGTCAAATCATTTACAAAGTCTAGACTAGATTCAAATGGTTTGAATTGATAGAGAGGTGGAGACCACATTTCTTTTGGACTAGTTCTCTTCGTGATAACATCTGACGCTTCTAGTTTATTATGTGGTGATAGGGTTGCACTATTCAAAGCATTCTCTACACCACTGTACAATAACTTATGGGAAAGATCTTGAGTTATCGGTGGTTGATCTCTTCCGAATGGTCTATAACCACCATCTATGGATGGGAATAATTCCATCTCCATTGGATTTACGATATGGTTAAGCATGAATGATTGGAAGTTTCCACCTGCTGGAACTCTTGTAATTAATCTATAAAGAGCAATTTCAGGTTGTTCTCTCCATTCCTTCTTGGTTTCTTCCCATGATTCTTGGAAAGTATCAACTCCCTTATACCCCTTGATATCAAGAAGTCTCTTACCTTCATAGTAAAGAAGTTCTCCAATAAGAACTGGTAGACCCATGGCAAGCAATGTCATCATGTTTGATTGATGAGCACCACGGAGATATCCTTGATGTACGAATCCTCTGACATAGTTAGAGAACTGTCCAAGATATCTTTGAGCAAAGTTTGCATTTGGAATTGCGGATATAGCGGTAGCGGATACGAGTGTGCTGTTAACTTCCTCTTCAAGATAGGAAGTCATCTTCATCATAATTCTATCTGTATTCTGTCCTCTTGCGAGTGGATTGGTTACACCAAAGACTCTTCGTTCAGCATCGTCCAAATGATCTCTCAGTCCTTGGGTACTATATTCTCTAAACTCAGTAGCAAACCCCGGATCTTTGACTACCTTCTTGCTCTTGAATGCATCGGCAATAAGTTTAAGATCCGCTTCATCGGTTAGACCATGCTTTACTAGACGAAGTGCCATACCCCAATCAAGTTTATTCTTTTGAGCAACTTCTTTTAGAATCTTTAGTTTTGCTTCAAATGTTGCATTAGCAGGAAGTTTACGGATTGCTGCATTGTATTGTCTGGAGAAAGATTGCATGAGTTTTATATTTCTCACCATTTCTTTCTTCGCACCCTTTGCTGCAATATTTCTCGCCATAGCGGTAAAGTATTGCTGTCCACCAATGCGTGTATTGGCATTAGCAACGCTTTCAAGTAGACCCACCCCAGCATCGGTAACTCTTGCCATACCGGTCACAAAGCGACCGCTACCCCGTTCTGCGGCAAGTCTGGTCAATCCCTGTTGATCAATCACATTACCTTTAAGAATATCTGCTGCTCTATTAAGAGGTCTACGGGGGTCAAAGTTATCTCTTGCTCTTAGATTGATACCTCCCATATACGCTTCATTATCAACACCTAGTGAATACTTACGGGTGAATTGCTCTATACCAGAACCCAAGTTCTCTAGTTCAGAGAAACCTGCGGGTGAATTTATTAGAGTATCCAAAGTATCAATGAATGCATTTACAAATCCATTACGATTTATATTTAATAGAATTGCTTTTGGAACTTCTGCAAGTGCTGTCTGTAGACCAAAGAAAGAACCAACGGTTGCTCTAACAGTTCCATTCAATGTACGGAAAGTTGTATTCAATATACCGTATCTGTTTGCTGTTTCTACACTATACCCCAGTGAGTGTGCCAACATGTCTTCAAGATTATCCATGTCTCTGTCCACTCTGTTGACCAGTGTACCGGGTTTCTCACCATTCACTCTTTCCAGTTCTTGTGCTTGTCTACGGAATCCATCTCTTGTTTCTTTGAGAATCTGGAATATACCCACTTCTCTGTTAGCACCACCTACGAAATTTCTACTTAGTTGTGCTTGCAATCTCATTCTGGTTCCAAGACCATTGGCAAAGTCTGATACTATATCTTGGAAATTTGTCTGCATGAATTCACGCATACCGTCTGACAATGCAACTTGAACATACAGAGGATCATCTACAAGATCTGCACCGATCATTTGAGAAGCAGTCAATGGTGTATTTCTTCTACCAGTATTGAATCTATTTCTCTCTGGGTTGAATTTATTGTAAAGAGAATCGGTCTGATCCTGAACCCATGTGTCCCATGATTGAGTTGTTTTCTTGCTTTCAAGAAGATCCATCAACTCATCCCATGTTCTGACACTTGCTATCTCAGCATCGCTACAATCACTCAGTAGTTTATTGATACCAAATCCTACTGATGTATTGCTCTGAACAGCATCACCAAATATTTCAAATAAATCATCACGGGTTGCTGCACCTGCAACTGTTGAATCCAATCTCTTTGCCAGTTCAGTTGGACTTAAACCTGCGTATTGACCACTTAACATTCTAGGATCAATAGTTCTAGTTGCTGGTTTTGGTCCTCTCTTACCGGGAATACTTTCAACTCCTGATACACCTCTGAGTCTTGCAATGGATTCTGTATGGAATCTTGTGAGTTCCCCATTGATAGTATTTCTCACTCTTCCTGTTTGTGCAACAATTCTATCGTACACAGGATTAGTCATCATATTAACAAGTATGTCTGTGACATTATCTCTGGGTGAGACAGGCAATCCTTGACTTCTTCTTACTGCCTCTACTTCTTTAACAAACGGTATAATAAATTCTTCCAATGCTTCTCTTAGTTCTCTTTGTTTTGGAGTGAGGTTTGCTGCGATCTGTTTGAAATTTGGATCATTATTTACTGCTGCTCTAAAGAAATTAAGCAATGCTTCATGATCTTTTCCAATAACTGGATTGCCTTCCCGTGCAAATCTCTGTAGTAACTTGATGACTCTTTGTGCATTGACTGCATTGAAGTTACGAATCTGTTGAATGGAATGCATACTATCGTCACTCAGATTACCAAGATTTCTCCTAAGAGCGTGAGGACTGTCTATTAGATTTGCCAACATCATAATGTTATCAGCAAGTCCTCTGTTGGTACTTGAGGTTGGATTGAACCAAAGTCTTGATCTAGTACCAACAAGAGTATCATTTCCCCAATCCATGAATCTACCACCAGCATTGAGAGCACCGGATAAGACACCACTTATACCATTCCCAATAAACGGTATATTACGAATAGATCGTACAAGACCATTCGCTCTTGCAAAGTCCCAGTCCTCAACCGATAGGGCATAACCTAGTTCTCTGGACTTTGATATTCTTGAATAAGTTGATTTTGCTGCGGTTACTGCTTTGTTTGCTTCTTCAAGAACACCAGATAGATTTCCTACTAATACAAGACTGTCAAACTTTCCTGTACGAGTAGCAGTATCAATTGATTCTCTAGTAAACAATTTCTCAACTAATGGACTATCCATTAATTTAATATCAAGAGTTACTGGTTTATTTGTATCTGGATCTATTACAGAAACTTTTAATCTTCCGCCTGCATATTGTATCTTTACATTTCTTTTATCAAGTCTTGCTTGTGCTGTACCTGATGCAATCAGTTGACGAATTCTTACTGCTGCATTTACTTGATCTAGATTATCAACAGAAGTTTCTAGTTCTTTGCCTGCCTTACTAAACTCGGTTTCTAGATCTGGTTGTGAAGTTCTCTTCAACTTACTCATCTCTAGATAATCAGCAGACTGTCTTGCATTTCTAGTTGCAAGGTTTTCAGTCTCATCAAATCCATTACGGAACCCAGTTCTCAGTGGATAAAGACCATCAATAAGAGTTGGGTTGTCCATCTTTGCAAGAGTGCTGGTATTCATGATACCAAGTATTTCACCCAGTTCTCCATCACGCAATCTTCGTCTGAGTAGATTGTTTTCAAGAACTCTTGCATTCATATTTCTTTGCACACTTCTTACAAGAATGGGATCAAATTCTCCTCTGGATTCCAATCGTCTGAGTAATCTGTTGATTTTATTTACAATCTTTGAGTCATCTGAATCATATATTCTTCTGATGTTTCTCTGTGGAGAACCTGTTGGAGCACGCAATCCTCTGCTAGTTACATCTCTAGTATCTCTTGAAAGTTGAATGAGAAGTTCTTGGACAGCGGTTCCATCCCGATTTCTCACTCCTGACATAGCAGTATTAAGAACATCATTTTCTTCATCAATGACTTTTCTGACATTATCTACTGTTTCTTCAACACCATCGTGCAATAATCTATTTAATCTTCTACCTGATGGCAATACCTCATCCAATGAAAGAGGACCGACTGTATTGTTTTGCAATACTCTTCTTTCACCGTCCAAAGAATCATTGATAAATTTTACCAATATTCCGAATTCATTTTGACCCGGATCAGTTGACTGTACCCACTTATGGAAATCATATTCGCTAATCCCAACTCTAGTTCTCAGGAATGCATAAATTCTTCTTTGTTGGTTTTGGGTTACACCAGCAGCACCCATCCTTGCATTACTTGTATTTCTAAGTTCCTCATTTATCTCGTCACCGTATCGTTCAAAGTTTGGAACTTTATTTCCCGCTGCATCTGTAACATACCCATCCGGTTTCTTGCTCACAACACTATCTACTGTTTCTCTAAATGTTACTGCTCTATTGTGTTCAGCAACATGTCTATTTCCAAGATACGCTCTGAATTCATCTGCTGTTGGTTTGTTTGCATCTACCCAATCAAAGACTTCTTCAACTTGATCTACACGCCTTAGACCCAATTCATGCAGTCTCCTTGGATCTGCTGCTTCTCTATAGATGTCATCTGTTTCTCTGACACCCGCTGCCTTAAGTCTGCGTAATAGATTACTCTGTGCTGCCGAATAACGAATAGTATAGTCCATTGTTTCTCTGGTAGGAACTGCTCCTCCAGCGGTAGCAAGGGACTCAATAGCAGCATCACGGTTGAGTTGACGGATATTCAATCCATACCCAACAAGTCCACCAGCAAGTCCAATACCAGCACCCAAAGCAACATCGTCCCATGGGTTATCATCTAGAACAGCATTATTTCCTAAGAGCATGGTTTGATCTTGGTTATACCCATCATAGATTGCATAACCACTGATAGCACCATCAACCGGTGCTAGACCCATTTGAATCTTTGCAAGGGTAGGACCATGGGATGTAATAAAACTTCTACCGACATTTGCAACAGAACTCACCCAAGGCAAGCGTGAAGATATCATTGCACTTCTTGCAATTGCCGGGACTACAGTACCAGCACCTAGAGAACCTATGGTAGTGACTGTAGTGATTGGGTCTACTGCCATATAATTTCCTACAGCAGATGCTACCTTTGTACCAAGATAAGTTCCCCAACCAGAAGCATTATCATAATCAGCAATCCTTCTCTTGGAGAAAGATGAATCCATCGCATAAGTCAATCTTGCTGTCTCATCGTCTAGAGAAACAGCAGCATTTGCTAGATTCCCTAAGAACTCTGGACCATAATCTTCTTCCAGAATAACTGCTTTATCACCCAACGCTCCACGGAGAAACTTAATTCTCTCCTCTGTAAAGTTTGGTTTTGATTTCTCTTTTGTCCAAAGAGGATCTGGTAAAGGATCTTCTTCCAATCCGATGTAGGCATCATACATCATGCGAGTAGGGGTTCTCCAACCTGCCCCCCAATACCCAGCACCACCACCTGTCTGTGCGTATAACCTACGATCAGTGAAGGATTCAAACCAAGATTGGTTATTTGTATAGGTTGGATTTCCTAAAGCATCTTCATAAAGAGGAATCCTTGAAGTGCTTGATTCAATAAACTGTCTACTCGGTAGAGTGCTTGCCAGAGAAACCCCTGCTGGTACAGACGGAAGCGATGCTTCTGAAATAACTTCTTGTAGTGTTTGTGAGCGTGGTAATCTAGACATAGTTCCCTTCTTTATTAAAGTTCAAATCTAGGTGCTTCCATTTGCTTGATCTTATCTTCTTGTGTTTTCTTCTTCAACCATTCCTTGTAATCATTCTCTGATACTCCAAATCTTTCTGGAATGTAAATTGAATTTCCCTGTACATCATCAACTCTAAAGGCGACCATTGAATCTGCTCTACTTATATCTGATCTTAGATCTAGAGAAATAGCAGCATTAGTTAGATCCATGGTTCCCTTAATCAATTTAGCATCCCTTGCAGCAGCAATCTTTGTTGCGACATAATCTTTCCATGACTGGGGTGATCCTGTCATGCTTTGCTGGGTTGGGATCTTGTTGAATGGATCGTAGATCATCTGGACTCTAGGTGATGTACTTACCGTAGGATCGCCTGTAACGACCTTATAACCCATTCTTGCCATCATTGCTACAGAAGATCTCATTGCTAGATCTGGGTTGCCCCAATTCATTTTGTAACTTTGATACATCGCATTCATTCTCATATAATCTTCTGGATCTAGAATGACTGTAGGATCATCACTACTTGCTTCTGGGATGGTGACTTTAAACACATCTCTAAACACATCTCTGAATTCTCTTGCTTGCTGTTCAACCAATCCCACATTAAATGGTTGACCGCTTATTGGTTCAATTATTGGTTGAGGAAGCATCTCTTCTGCATTTCTTGCCAACCTATCTTTGGTCATTTCTCTTGTTCGTTGAATGCGTAATGCTTCGTTGTGTGCTTGTGGGAGAAATATAGATACTTCCTGACCAGTACCAATTGCCAATCCCTGAGCAATGACAACAGTATTGTACATTGTTTCATTGCCTTCATACATGGACATTTCGGCATTGACTTGACCAACAGTTGGTAGATTTAATTTAGTTACTTCACCCGTGTTAGGATCTCTGTAGTATTGAATTTTGGCAGATCGTTCAAGCAACTCATACCCTCTTGCCATTTGTTCATTTGAAGAACCTTCAGCAAAGTATTCCTCACCAAGATATTTAAACCAATCCGTGGGTAAAGTATCTCCAGCATTAAGCATAGTTACCATTCTGTCTTCTTCTAAACTTCTCTGATCAGGAGTCATCTTGTCTCTTGTCTTATACAACTGAGAAGCGTTTGCATTTGCCATGTTTGCAAATTCAACTGGATCATATTGATCCAAGTTTCCACTAGGATTGTTTGCTTGTTCTTTCATTCTATCTGGAATGCTTGCTTCCATGAATTCATCAAGTGCTGTATAGATAAACTTTCTTTCTTGTGCGGAACTTTCTCTATACTTACCATCAGCAGATTTCTCAGTATATGAATCAATGAGTTGATTTATTTTCTGTTCACGCTCTTGGATTGTTCCAGTTCTCAATTCATCAAGCGATGTTTGATATTCCGGTGATACATCTACATCCTTAAGTCTTCCTAATTCTTGCTTAACTCCTCTATAGGCAGCAAGTCTATGGGCAACTGATTTACCGGGATCTTGGGTGTATTGTAGAGATGCATCAAAGTTAGATACGATCAATGAATCTACCGCTTCATCTCTTGCACTGATACCGGGTCTATTGAGTGATCCTGCTTCAAGTCGTGCATCGTCAGATCCGATAACCCTAGAATATTCAAAGTTTGAAACACCAATAATATTAACGATATCTATATCAGACTTAAGATCGTTTTCTCTAGCAAATCTTGTTTGTTGAGCAACCCATCTTTGTTCCAGTTGCTGCAATCGTCTGATCATTCCCTGATCTTGTGGATCGGCAGAGAACTGATATGATCCATCTGCATTTCTTGTAGCAAGTCCGTATTGCTCTGCAATGGCGACTGCTGGGTTATTTCCCTTGAATTCTTCACTCAATGCAAGAGCGATGTTTTCATTTCCATCGCCTGCTTGACTCACTGCTCTTGATTCATATTCAGCAATCTTTCCTTCTAGTTCTCTCTCAGCACGCTTGGTTAATCCCCTGTTGATCGCTAATGCATTGGGTATAGAGATATTCCCTGCCTCTGCCTGACTAGCAATTTCTTGTCTAACATCCAATGCACCCCGTACAGGAGATCCTTTCTTGACCTGATCCACGATAAGAGCAACAGCACCATCTCTTAGTTTGGTTTTCTGACCAGTGGTAAAGTCTGGGTTTGCATCAACTTCCTTGAAGTATTCAATAACATTTGGTACTTCAGTAGATACATCCTTTAATTGCATAACATCATTGAGTAATGCTTTACCTTTTATCTCTGCTTCAAGATAAAGTCTTGCTCTATTTCTTTCCTCTGTTATACCATTTCTCAGAGTTGCTGATCTATCATAGATGTATGCTGTAAGTTGATTTAGATCTTGTTCATCCAGCAATGCTCTTTGATTCGGGTCCATGCTACCAAGAACTATTTCTTGCAATCTGGGTGTTATTTCTTCTGGTTGAGCATCCTCAAACATACCCATTATTCTTGCTCTTGACTCATCATTCTTGAACTGTATTTCGTAACTCTCTATTGTTTTTGCAGCATGAAGAGTACCGGATGATTGTGCAGCGGAACTCAATCTCTTAAGTTCAGTTCTTCTTTCTGTCTCTGCTTGTTTCTCTTTCTGAATTGAATACTCTACAAGATCAGTTGCTCTCTCTGCCATGTATGGATTATTTTCAACTGAGTATTCTGGAATTTCAGAAAACTCTATAGCAAGTCTCTTTGCTTTTGCATGATCACCATCAATAGATGCCCTTTGGATGTTTGTCTTATAGAACAGAAACACATCGTCTTGTTTCTCTTTCACCTGTCTATCAAATTCTTTTTGGTTTTGCTCTTTGGTACGAACAGCATCTTCCTGTATTTTATTCACATAATTTGTAAATGCCATCTTGTTTTCAATGACCTGTGTCTTGAGGTTTATGGCATTTGCAACAGCGGCAGATCCTGTGTTCAATATTCTATTCAGTTGTTCAAATTGATTTTCAGGTTGTGCCACTCTATCTTGTGGTGTAAACTGAACTGTAGGAACGTCTATACCATTAGTAATGAGTGCGAATATATTTGAAGGATCTCCTGCTGGAATACCTTCCGAGTATTGTCTTGGCATGGTTATTATCCTCCTGTTATTACGGATGCTCTAGATGGATTGCCGGGACCTAAAGCACTAGCATTATAATAGTTTTGGAATTGCTGTGCTGTGTTATAATTATTCATTGCACTTGCCATATTGATACCATTCTGGAATCCTTGAATACCCCCCTGTAATCCGTTCAAGAATACAGAGGTGCTTTCTCCAACCACCCATTGAGGCATCTGATTTATGGATTGTCCAAGTAATCCTAATTCTTTTTCTGTTTCAATCTTTGCACCTTCTCTAGCAACGGTATATCCAAGAGAATTAACTATTGCTTCTTGTACTCTGGATTCAAGGACATTTCTCTCAGCACCCTGTGCTTCACTAGCACCACGCATGAGATCATATTTCATCTGTAGATTTCTCTTTAGTTCTGCTGCTTTGACTTCTTGACTTGCCCTATTGAATGCCATGGATTTAGCATAAGCAAGTTCTCTTTGACGATTCTGATACTCAGCAAGTGCACTTTGTTGTTTATTTGCTTGGTTTGCCATTGCCACTGAAGTACCAATAGATGCTATGGTAGAGGCAATAATAGTACCAATTAAGAATTCTGTTCCCATATTTTCCTTCCTTACCTGTCTACAGGTGATGTCTTTCTCTGTACGAAATTAGATGCAAATTCTATTGAAGTAATATTCATAGGAGAAGGGTGATCAGACTTAATGTTTATAGTTGTGGTTTCATTTGATCCCATGATTTTATATGTCACAACCTCATCCTCTTCAATGTAATTCTGTGAGGCAATAAATGAACTACCAACAACTTTTGGTGTGTATGTCATTGTTCGTATTTCGCTTGGAGAAATACCGGGATCTATTTCTATTGTATAATATCCAGTATTCCTATGGGCAATCATTGCTTTTAGAATTCTCTGTACACCAAGCAATGCTATGTTATCTGTATTTCTCAGATACTGTTTGGATAGTTCTACATTGGCGGTAAAGTTACAACCTAACCATGCGGCATAATCTCCCCATTCACCGTCTACGATTACCGTACAGGTTCCGTCCTCGTTGTCTGTAACCGATTTGGGAGTCAATATAATCCCTTCAGAGTTTTCGGTTGACCATTCTGAACCAAGGTATACAACATCAATGTCCATGCATTTATCTGTAACAAATGAAGTTTCTTGAAGACCCTTTGTCCATGTACCTGTCACTTGTCTCTTTGAATCTATACGGGGAAGATATGATGGATAATCATCAATAGTTCTCATCTGAATCTTATTGATTCTCAATACACCATCAGTTCTCTGTAGTAGATAAAGATCATCACCAAAGAATCTAGCGGATAATATTTTACCAGTTGTTGCATTATCTGATGGTGATAATTTAGACCAAGCATTCTGTAATTTCTTTACTCCTTGCCAATACATGAAGCAGATGTACAGATTATTATCTTCACCTGTTCCAGTTACAAGGATATCTGCTGATGCTGCTGCTGAGAAGTATGCTAAGTTTGTTGGCAGATAGGTATCAATATGTGCAGTTATGTCTTGTGCAACTGATTGTGCTGCTGCATCATCTGACATGTATTCATAGATCTGACTGAATGCTCCTTTGTTGGATGCCCAATAAAGTTGAGACCCAGTGATAACTGGTCTAGCAAGAGCAGGAGAACTATATGCTGTAGACGCAAGGACGCTAACCGTAGTTGGAGTAAGTGTATCTCTGCTTCGTAATTCATACTGTTGATTCCCATTGGTAAATAGCACAAGTGCTTTATTGAACGGTTGAATATAATTTATCTTGGATACCTGTGCAGATCCAAGTTTCACATCAATGGGATCTGAATCCACAACTAAAGAGAAACTATCTTGCCAGAAATTAAAATAATCACCAGTCTGGGAACCCACTACATTCTCACCTGCAACCAACCATAGTCTATTTCTATGCAGACACATGTCTGTTATTTGTTTACCTGCAAATGATGCAGGAGGATTGGTCAATCCATCACCTGAGTATCTTGGTTTCCATTCAATTTCTTTTACTTCAAAGGTCGTATCGCCAGTCTGTACAATCCTTATGGGCATGGTTGTAGGATTGTATATTGAGTGCGCCATGGGGGTACGAACCCTCTCATACCAAGGTTGAGCACCTATAGAGATGGATTTATACCAACCGGACGGATGACCTAATGCATCTTCCTTTGCATACCAATATTCATTTATTGCAGTTGGTGGTAAATCAAAATCATTCCAAGATACTTTATTATGGGCATTGTTATTGTTATCAACGGGAGTTCCACCCGATGCTGGATAAAGATAAGATACAGTTGCAGAATCAGTATTAGCAGTCACGGAAGTATTGAGAACTGCGGTGGTGTCATCAAAGGAAACTGCACGGATATTTGCAGGAGCAGTATTCAGATAAGTCTTTAATGTTCCTTCTTTACCTGCTTCATAAGTTATGGTGCATACAGTTCCATCTGCTTTATAGATGTAAAGAGGAGTTGTACCGTCTTGTTTGAATATAAAGATATATCTTTGAGTTGAACTTCTCTCATGCCAATGTATAAACAAAGTACCTGTAGGGTCTGTTATGTTCTTGATATAGGTACTACCGTTTCTCTTCTCAAGTCCAGTAGTCATATATGTAAAGCAGTTATCTATTTCTTCCATTTGATTTGTGAATCTTTGGGTCTCTGGTTGTCTGGAAACCCCACCCACAAGATCAGATATAATTGTAGATACTATAGGCATTTATTTCTCCTTTATCGTGGACCCCAATATCTTCGTCCACCTATGCTTGCCCACACGCTCTTGGTGTTATCCATGAAGTTCGCATCTCTTGCACGAACATCCTTGGATCTTGCGTTGATACGGGACAGCATTGCTTGTTCATTCAATACAGCATCTGACTGCTTATCTCCGACTGTAAGGATCTGATATCGTCTTGCCGCATGATCTGCTGCGTAGAATTGATCTGCGGTTTCAAGATCCTCAAATTCAATTTGAACCACTGTCTTGATGTACAGAGTAGTACCTGATTCAAAGACATCGGTTCCTTCATTGTCAAGATCTATAAGATAAGTTGGATTTCTCCCCTGTGCAGCGACATTTCTGTTTGCACTTTCACCGTAAGTATCAACATGGATGACATTATCAGAGACATAAATCTTCCCGTTAGAGTCAGGAACTACTTCCGAGAATATTGTATTGGTATTTGTACCATTCATCTGAACCATTATGGTTGCTTCATTCAACATTTGAATGGCGATGGTAACATCATTTGCTCCAGATACTGTTAGTGAAGAAACTGGGAATTCTCCAGATGCTACTAGGATTCTATTTACTGCATCAAGTTTGCTTAAAGCACCCATATATTTCTCCTTTTAAAAACGAAAAATAAGCGGATGGAGTATTTCATCCATCCGCTTTAGTTGTTAGAATATCTTAAAGAATTCTTGAAATGTAGACAGCATCTTTGGTTTCTGATGTTGCCTGTGAAGTCAAAGTGACAACACCTGTAGTTGCTATAGTAACAACTAGACTGTCTGCGGTAGTACCGGAAGTAGCAAGCAAAGTACCTGCAACTTGGACACCACCTGATGCTGCTTTATTGCAGAAGATGAGTCCAGAGGTATTCTTTGCAGCGGTAGCACCGATGCCTTGGATTGCAAACACAGCGGGGAAATTCTTAACAGTAAAGTTAAGGGTATCACCCGCAGCAACCACTCCTAGGTTATGGTATGCACCATAATCAGCATCAACAAGAGTTGTTGTTGAAATTGGATTTGTTGCTTCGGTTGTTTCCTTGTATGGATTTGTAGTAGTATCTGCCATTTTATTTTATCCTTTTAGGTAAGTTTTGAAAGAAATGGGGGAGTTTGCAGTCCTCCCCCCATCATTATCAGGAGGCACTGATTTCGTATGCAGCGTAAGGACGGAGTGCGCCTCCACCCATGAGCATCTTAGCGACCATGAAATCGCTTTGACGACGAACATCACGCATAGTTTCAGTTGTGATTCCTGCCATTTGAACGACACCGATGGCAGACTTGTGGAACATTACACCCATGCTCTTGGTAAAGTTACCTTGGTACTTAGCAGGACCGGTGGTAATGTTGGCGGTTGGAATGTGATTGGAGCAATAAACAGGAGTACCAAAGACATCAATAGGAACTTGATATCCTTGTGCAGCGTTCGCATTTGGACCAGCGATACCAAGGTCATTACGACCCCAGATACCACCAGCAGCAGCGTTCTGAACAGCACTACCATCCCAGTACGGAAGTCCTAGACGACGGAGAGCGTAATAGAGACCGACTCTAACTACGCAGCAACGATCGGCAACAGGAACATCCTTCTCATCCATTGCTTGTGCGATAGCAGCAATTGCTTCAACAAGAGCAGCACCGTCACGCTCGGTGTTACCAGTAGCAGCAGAGAAGTCAGCGAAACCATCTGCGGTTGAATATTGATTACCACCGATTGGGAATGAGTTAGTTCCGCTGTCAGCAGTAACTCTTGCAGCATTGATTAGCAAGCAAGCAACCTTACGGTCCATTTGGCGTGCCATTTCTCGTCCACATTCATTGGCGAGTTCGCTACGGATATCAAAGTGTGCCATTGAAACATCAACATCATCCACTTCAAAGTGGGCGACGAGAGGACGATCATCTAGAGAGATGGTGTACTCTTTGGTATCAACATCCATACCAAGGAGTTCAGAACCCGCTTCGTGGTATTCTGAACCGATTTTCCAAACAGCAGGATATTTAACATCCTTGCCTTCAGTGATTTGTTTGTAATTAACGAGGGGGAGGAATTGATTTGCTTCCTCAAAAGCAGCGATAACTTCTCCACCGAATACTGGTAGAAGAAGATCAGTTGGGGTCTGCGAACCAGCAGCAAGTGCTTGGTTAGTCAGAAATCTTAGTGTATTGGCGTTGTTTGCCATTGTGATTTTTCCTTTGTAAATAAGTGTTTAAAACTAAAACGATCTAACCAGTGCCGTCACCAGATTATCGTCAAGTTATCCACAAAGGGGCAAGACGGTCCTAGACTTCACTAAAGTTCTCCTCCATACTTTCATATAGAGAAGAACCAGAGAAGAGAAAGAAATAATATGCTGTTAGAGAAACAGCACGGTAGCGGGAGTTCCTTATCCCAGTTCCGTTTTATTTCAAGTGATGTTAATTCTTATTGCTCTTCATTAATTCTTCAGCGATTTGTTTCCCAATTTCAATACCTTTATTGTATGAATCTTGTTTCTCTGCTGCGACTCTAGCATCTTCACCCGGACGCTTTAGCAGTAGACCACCACCACCGGCAATGAGAGACAGAATCAAAGCACCACCGGGGAAACTAGGTGCAGCACCTTGAACTAAACCCATTCCAGTATTGAGCAATGATGCCACAAAATCATATACTTTATTGCTATCATCAACAGCAACCTTCAATGCCTCTGTATTGGTAGAGACATAGTATTGCCAATCACGCCATACCTTGTCTGCTTCTGCAAGGGTCATCTTTCCTTCAGGCAAATCCAATGCTTGGACTACCTCTACAGGAGGGTGGAAAGGAATCCATGATTGGACATTGCATCCCTGTGCAACACCCATAAGAACAAAGGTTACTGCTGCAAGACCGA